ACCACCGTCTTTTGCATAATTTGTCTTTACTGTAGCAAACTGTTTGTTTTTGATTTCTTCAACTTCTGCGTCTGTAAACGACATTGGCTCTGTAGGTGTACCATCTTCAAAAGTTGTCTTTCCTTGTGACTTAGACGCAGTAATCTCGTAAATCCTTTTGAAGTTCTCGTCTTTACATCTGTCCGCAATCTGCGTAAACTTATTACTCATTTTGTAACCGCCCCATTATTCTCCAAGTTAGATACTCGAATAATCTGCAATACCGAGTATTCTCTTGTTCTTTGCTTGAACGCTCTATCTTACCGTCTGCAAGGAATACACGCTCATTCAAACAAGATATAAGTGTCCACGCACTTTCCATTATAGATAATGAATGTCTATCAAACAAGTCATTTACCAACTTTGTGCCTTCACCTTCTGCGGGCAATATACCTGGCACTGCGGGTTCAATGTCGTTATCTACACAATCATCCACGTAATTCTGCTGAATATCCTTAAGAGTAGTATAAGGCATCCATATCAAATTGCAATCAGGATATTTATCTTTTACTGCCTTAAAATCTATCACTGACTGAGAGAAGGCGTCAAGTATCTTTATCTCACCGCTTATAACACAAGCTGATACCCAAAGTATTCTTCCCGGAAGTGCGAACGTTCCAAGATAAACATCGCCGCTTGCCTTTTCGTCTTTACAGATATTCTCTACCCTAAAGTTATCATAAACCTTTCCGTTGTTTGCCGAACGCATAGGAACAGTCAATGAATAACGGATAGCGTCTATGTAGTGGTTGAACTTATCAACCGGTATTCGCAATACTTCTCCGGTCTGTCTGTCCACTTTATATTGATACAGATCAAACTCTTCTGCAACCGCCTTACATCTTTCGTGGATATGAATACAAGAGAAACTTCTTAAATACTGAATACCATCTTCTACGCTACCATTCCACTTTTCGGCAGCAATAACATTGTAGTGTTTACTACGCATAAACGAAATTGTTTCAGGTCGCGCACTATCTGCATAAATCGGATAGATACTACTTCCTTGAACTTCGTTGAATAGTGAAGGTGTATCTTCCAAATCACAGCCGACCTTTCCCGCACACATATCAATGTACAAATCGTTACCGACAATAAAACTACGCACAAGTGTAGTAGGGTCGTTTGCAAATCCCCAGTCTGCACCAAAATGGAAATCTGCGTTCTTAGGAGTTTCAAAGTTTTCAACAACGTATTTTCCGCGGAATATTTGAGCGTCTGAAAGTCCGAGACATTCACCTTCCCAAACCCACAGATACTTCTGATAATCGTTCTTCTTATCCCTTTCCATTTCCAATCTGAGTTCTTCGGGAAACCACGGGTTATCCGAGTAGTTGGCTTTGATAACCAAATCATCCTCGGTAGCGTTTTTCATTTCCATGTAGATTGGGTCGTTGTCTTTGTAAGGGTTGAATGTAAAGATAAGAATAGAACCTGGGGCGCGGATAGTTGGTACGATAACGTCTATACTCTCCCGACTAAGGCTCTGACTTTCCTCCAACCAAGCGATAGAGATATTTTCCATCGACTTGATCTCGGAAACATTATTATGAATACCTTTGAAAATAAACTCACTTCCGTTGTTGCCGACAATTCTGTCTTTGTACACAGTAAAGAAAAAATCAAGGTGCATATCTGTAATCTTGTTTTTCAAAAGACTGTATACAGAATCCGCAATAGAGTTCTGTAACTCACGCGTACACAATACCTTTATCTTTGACTGATATGCTCGAAACAAACAATACTCTGCTACATCGTGTGACTTACCACTTCCTCGGCCACCATAGATGTAGTTTCTACGCTTTGCGTTTTTCCACAAAGGTTTGTATACGTTTGCTACTTTCAGATTTATGTTTGTATCAACTGCTGTCTTAAGCATTATTCTTCCTTATCGTCACCTTCAAAAGATACAGTAATCTTTCCACCGCTTGAACCGCTACCATTCATACTGTGAGAAAGTTTAGTAACCTTACTATAGCGTTCAGGGTTGAGAAGTTCCAGCTGACGTTCAATCTGCTTAGACTCACCGCGTTGTGCATTGGCTTCGCCAATTGCTTCAAGTTTCTGCAAGAGTTCAACTTCCTTCTTTGCGATAGCGGTATTTGCCAAATGAGTGAAGGCATCGTCGTACTGTAATTCTTTTTTGAAATCTTCATCAATTTCTGTGGCAAGACACGCACTGTCAAAGTCCATTCCAAGTTTAAGGAACTCGACAAGCATATCCTTCTTCTTCTGTTTTATATCAATCATATCTATACCTCAGGTACTACCCTAAACAGTTTTGCAGAATTAAAAAAGAAAGGGGGCAGTACATAAAAACTGTCAGAAAAAATGTACGCCCCCAAAAGGAACGAGGTCTATGAGCTTGTATGACTAACACCTCATGTAAATATTATTATTGCACTTTTATTGAATTGTCAATTGACGTTTATTACATAGTAGGTCTATAATACATACCGAGTACAAGTTGTGATATATCTGCGAAAAGCAGACGAACCCTTCATGAAGTATAGTAAAGTAAACTGACAAGTTGCTGAGAGAAAACAGTAAACGGGTGATTGCCAAAAACCGGCATAGTTGCGAGTTATGCGAATCGAACCGGGATTTACATCTTCATAAAGTCACAGCAAATGGTCTGATGGTCGGACAGAAATGAAACGGCAGCGTCAGATTATCTTTGTACCCTACCCATACTCTTCAAGCAAGGGAGTTGAAAAGACAAGAAGGTATGGTGAGAATGGAATGACTGTGGGTGCACTAGTCCAACATTCCGGCGCTTTGCGATGTAACGGCGTTCTGACTAGTAGGTGAAGAACCACCTAAAAAGTTACTACGATGATGCAAGTTCTTTGGTAGTATGTACTCCATAATACGCCTTTGCACATCTCACGTTTCAGGTCTTGAAGGATAACAACCTTCCCACCTAATCCGTGATAGGACAAGCAACAAAGAGAGAAATCCCCACTTCTCCCTTAGGTGCTTTATTGCCTATCACTTATCATGCCCCTATGCTTCGCAAAGAGACCATAAATAATTCCCCCATTCATTTGACATTTTTTCAAAAACTACGAAAGTGTGTAAACGAGAGAGTCGGGCACATCTGTATACTATACGCCCGTATAGCAGTCAAGGGGCGTACGGTAGTAAAGTGTATAGGAGAATACTTCCATCACGTATAGTAATTTATGGTGTTGTATAGTACGTTATGCAATAACGTATTCATTTATGTAGTCATTTAGTCGTACTGTAAAAAACTTTAATAATACTAAATAAGTGTAATACACTTTTTTATAAATACTGTTGACATTAATGTATATATGTGCTATTCTATACTTGTCACGAAAAAAAACGTTCGGTGAACGTGTGACGCAATCTATCATAGTAGTAGGTAAGAACTTACTACGGGAGTAATGCCCTATGGCAATCTTTAATTTCAATGACTTGTCTAAACAGTCTAAAATCGGCTACAACGCTTTGTATAACGTTGTTTTCGCTCACTCAACTTCATTCAATTCTAAAAATGGATTGAATAAATTCACCGTTCCGCTCTGTCTTAATGCCGATAATAAAGTATGTTTGACAGAAAAAAACTTCATCTTTTTTGACTCTGTACTTACAGAATTAAAATTGTTTGGGTTTTATAACGTTGTCCGCTATTGTGGTCGTGCCGTTGATGAAGTTAAGACAGATTATGCAACAGTAGAAGTAGTGCTTTCAAAAGATATGAAAGCAATTGAAAATGCTATTACACCTATAAGAAGTTCTAACAATTGGACTACTTTTGACTTCTCAGATGTAGACACTTCTAAATTGCTTAAACGCAACGGCAAGGAAGAAAAAGCAAAGACAGAAGAAAACAAAGCAAAGACAGAAGAAGAAAAAAAGACTGTAGAAGAAACAAACAAAGCACTTGAAGCAAAGACAGAAGAAGTTGAACAATTAAAGAAGGAAGTTGCAAAGAAGGAAGAACAACTAAACAAAAAAGCAATCGCAGAATTCAATGACGGTGCATTGTTTGATATTGTAGAGTGTGTTGAAATCCTTGTTAAGAAACATATTCCTATGTTACCTAAGGATTTTGACTTCACTGCTTTCGAGGCTGACTTAATGAACGTTGCGGGAAGTCAGTGGGACAAAAAACTGATTAAGTAAACCTACTTCCTAACTTGCCGATATACCCTAGAGTAAAATCTAGGGTATTTTTTTTGTCTTATTTCCTAGGATTTTTCCTAGGATTTTTTTTGTCTTTTTTTTCCTTCCCCTTCCTTTTTATTTTCCCGATTTTTCCCGCCTTCCTGGTTGCCTTCCTGCAGCTGGCGACCCAGTCACTCACCCAGACTCACCCACATTTTATACGCAAAACAGATCTTAACCCGTGTAATACACTTCCACCTTTAATACGCTAATTTGACATTAATGGATATTTATGATATAATATAAGTATAAGAGTTAGGGAAGTAAGAACTTCCTAAGGAGTGTATATGTTAAGCCTAGCGATTGCGAAAAAAGAATTAAAAAATGGTTATCATCATTTTGTTGTATTTGATGGTGATAAAGTTAAAAAGTGTAACACACTTTTTAAGGGTAAGTTAAACAGCCGTTCCCAACTTCTCAAATTGTGTAATGAACTTTTAGATATGGGAATGAGTTATAAAACCGCTAGAGACTGTTTTTTCTCTTATAAGTGGATTTTTGAAGAGTAAAATCACTTGTTTTGTAACACCTACCCACCCTAATTTTGCACCTTCTAAAATGCTATTTAGGGGGCGGGCATTTTCTGCCTTTCACACATTCTGTATGGGGGGCGGATATATTTAATTTTAGCTTTCCCTTTCAAGGGGGGGCAATATTTGGTAGAGTGTGTTACACACTTTAAGGGAGTGCATTATGAAGAAAACAATTCTAAGCCTTGTAGGTGCGTTTACAGTCCTTGCAAGTGCAACCGTTTTTAATGTTTACAAACACTACGAGCAGAAACACGACACAATTTTTGCGGGTAAGTATTATTGGGGTCTGAACGTTGAAGAAATGAGCCGAGAACCAGGAATGTATCAAGGTTCTAATTATCGTGTTATGGTTATGCGTAATAAAAAAGACGGTCATACCATTGGTAACCAAAAATATGGGTTCTATACTTGGTATATGAACAGATAAATCAATGGGGTGTAACACACCCTAAGGAGTATCGTATGTTAGTTAGTGATGTTGCTAAACTTAAGGGCATTACCTTTGAAATGGTAAACCAAATCTTTATGGTGGACTACACCACCGAAGACGCAGAACGTTTTTGGAATAGCAAGTGGTCTGACGTTCAGAACACCTGGCTGTTTTATTCACCTATTCATAATTTATTTTGGGGGTAACTTATGAGTATACCTATCACTTTTCAGAACGAGTGCTATTTTATTGTCGATAAGGCAACACTTTCTACTGTGAATGTTCTGTTTGTCGGTAACGTTTTTATCGGCGGAAGACTCTATAAAAAATATGCTGGTTTCAACAGAAAATATCTGTTGGAAGTGTAACACACTTTAAGGAGTAAATTATGGGTGCTTTTGGCGGTTATTGGGATGAAATAGACAGAATAAACGAACAGTCTATGATGATTGAATGGAATGGCAGAATTGACTATTCAGAATGGAATTACTAACGGTGTCGATGTGACACCCAATCGGTGTCGATGTGACACCCAATCGGTGTCGATGTGACACCTTAAACGGTGTCGGAGTGACACCCAATAATATAATAATAATATATTTAAAAGATATATATAACACTAAATGCTTTTAATAGGGGGATAAGAATGAAAGCATATAAAATCACATTCAGAAATTATGTCGTTGGATCTGACGCTATTGAGCGTTCTGTAACTGTAAAGGGGTGGATAAGAAAGTGTGTTACACTTCGTTCTCTGCAGAGAGATAAGAAACTCATTGTGTCTGTCGATAAGGTGGACATTCATTAAGGGATAGTAATTTGACATTAGTGTCAAAATATGCTATAATATAAGAGTAAGGTTTGAGAAAGAACCTAAGGAGTAATAAATGAATAATCTCAATTCATTAATTTTGGAAGGCGTGGTAATTGGTGAGCCACACTACTTGGAAGCAACTCACAGAGTAGAGTTTGCTATTGATTCTGTACACTATCATAAAAATGACCGCGGAGAAGAATTTGCTGAACATTATCAGTTTGACGTTGTTTCTTTTGGCGAGTTTGGAAAGTACATATTAAGTCACTTGAAAAACGGTACCAAGATTCGTTTAGTCGGCAGACTTAAACAGGAAAAGTGGGAAGATTCTGAAAGTGTATCACACTCGAAAGTTTATATTGTTGTAGAACATATTGAGTTCAGAAAGACTAAATAGGGGGCATAGAAATGGCAGTAGTAATCACAGTTAGGGTGTACCGCAGACAGTATAACGGTGACACGAGTTCGTATGTTGAGGAACACGTTATTGATGGTTCTAAACTTGGTTGGTGGAAACAGAGAAGTGGCAAAGGAGATTTTGACTTACTCTCTGCACATCCGATGAACAGTTTTAAGTCATTACTTTAGGGGGCATAGAAATGGCAATTTATAGCTTCAGCAACTTCGGATATGAAGGGGCGTTAATTACAGTTGAAGTTGATTTAAGACGTGGTATTCCCGCTACTGACATTGTAGGGTTTGCGGATAGTGCAGTAAAAGAAACAAGAGAACGGGTTCAGTCTGCCATTCGCAATTCCAATTTGGAATATCCAAGCGAACGTGTTCTTATTGCGTTAAGTCCAGCTGATTTGAAGAAAGAAGGGGCGGGATTTGACTTGCCTATTGCTTTGGGTATCTTGCAGAAGAACTTTACAGAAAACGTTCTTGTTATGGGTGAACTTGATTTATCGGGTGGTATCAGACCTGTGCGTGGAATACACGCCGCGTGTTCAACCGCACTTGCAAGTGGTATTATGTATGCCATTGTACCTATGGGAAATCTTTATGAAGCACTTGAAACGGGTATTAAAGCAATCGGGTGTGACACACTCTTCGACGCATACAAGTTGCCCGATGATCTTTCCACACGTAAGATTGCAACTGTAGACTCGTATGAAGAAACAATTACTTTCAGAAAACCTGATACAGAGCAGAAAATTGAAATGACTGAGAAAGAAATGCTTGCACTTGTAGTAGGTGCATCGGGCAGATTTAATATGATGTTCTTTGGAAGTCCAGGATGTGGTAAGACAATCCTTATGCAACATATGATGTATCTTACTCCGTCACTTACAGAAGAAGAGTCGAAGTCTGTAAAGCGTATTTATTCTTTGGCGGGGTATGGTGGAGTAGGTGAAAGCAAAGTCTATCCGCCTTTCCGTATGCCACATCAAACCGCAAGTATCGAAGGGATTTGTGGTGGTGGTCCGAACTGTAGACCAGGCGAAATAACACTTGCTCATAACGGTGTATTGTTCCTTGACGAAGCTGCAGAGTTCAGAAGTTCTGTATTGCAGATGTTGCGTGTACCTTTGGAAAATAAGACAATTACACTTTCAAGGGCAGGTAGAACAACAGTATATCCCGCAAACTTTCAGTTGCTTTTGGCATTGAACCCTTGTCCTTGTGGCAATTACGGAAGTAAAGACAAGATTTGTTTGTGTTCTGCGAAGTCTGTGGATTTGTATTGGAAGAAGATTGGTGGACCACTCTTGGATAGAGTTCCAATCAGATTGCATATCGACCCGTCGGAAGGTGAACGAAAAACATATTCTCTTGAAGAATTACAGTCTTACGTAGAAATTGCAACAAAGAAAAGCAGAGCAATTGGAACAAGTTTCCGCGACCTTTCTGCAGAACAGGTATTGGATATGATACCCGCCTATACATTTGAAAGACTCAGAGAAGTTGCTCATTCGTATGGCTGGACTGAACGCAGATGTTATGACTTGTACAAGATTTGGATAACCATTGTATCTATATTTGGTGACGATGCAGAAAAGTATACAACAGAATACTTGGATAAAACGTTATCAATTATGGGTAACTTTGCGTTCCCTAACTAGATAAGATTTGGTGTCGAGCAGTTAGATTTTTCGTTAGTTTGAAAAATAAGTTTTATTATTGAGTGTATTACACTCAAAAGGAGTTCTTTTATGGACATTAAAGTATTCGGTTCGTGGGACTTTTACCATTGGGGTAAAGGTTGGGATAGCGTTGAACAAGCAAAAGATTGGGATTTGTTTTGGAAGAGTTTTAACGAAACACACCCAGACTCTAAATGGCGTTACCTTGAAATTGGTGAAGGGGTTACTCAGGAACATCTTCTTGTATGCGGTCAGTGTGTAGTTTGGTTACATCCAATGAATTACACCGCGTATTTTCACGGTAGTGGTGTAACTGTACAGACTATGGAAAATGGAAAGTGGGTTACACGCAGAGAATATCTGCTTGAAGAACTTGAAGAAATCTGTAAGGAAGCTGCAAAGTTCTGTAACGGTAAATACGAACACAAAGAAACAGAAGTTGAAATCTCAACTAAGGAGTAACGATATGTCTATGATCTTAACAATTCAGAAATACTTGGAAGAACAGTGCAAAGTTGATGCGTATCTTGCAGAGAAATACAAAGATACAATGTTGAAAGGTTGCGTTGAGTACATCAATGAAATGGCAAGAAAAGAACTTGAAAGCAAAAGCGGTTTCTTAGAAAACGAAGTTGTATATCATTGGGCTAGAGAATACTTTGTTGATGGACTTGCAGAAAAGGAATACGACAAGAAGGTCAAAGAACAGCTTAAAAAGATATCGGATTTGTCTAAGGTCAAAGTCGATAATGATATGCCCGAAGAAAGAAAAGAACATCTGCGTGAAGTTCTTGCAAAAGTAAGAGCAATGAAACAGCAAGAGTTTGACTTCTAGGGGGACTATATGCACGTAAAGAATACTCGCCTAAACAGTATCTATCACACAATGATTGCTAGATGTTGCAATCCAAAACACGAACGATATAAAGAGTATGGTGCTAAAGGTATTACTGTTTGCGAAGAATGGCTTAACAACGAAATTGTTATGGGTGTTAGACCTGTTTCTAAGGGCTGGCTTAACTTCAAAGAGTGGGCTTTGTCCAATGGTTACAATGATACTCTTACAATTGACCGCATAGACAATTCAAAAGGATATTCGCCTGAGAACTGTAGGTGGGCTACACCAAAAAGACAAGCCAACAATCGCACAAACAACCGAGTTTATACGATATTCGGCAGAACTCAAACTCTTGCACAATGGTGCAACGAATTAGGAAAAAGGTACGACACCACATGGAAAAGATTAAAGAGTGGGTGGAGTATAGAAAAAGCACTTGATTTAGGAGGAACCCAAAATTCATAAACCGATTTTCGACGATAGAATTACTCTTGATAAAAAGAAGAATGAGATTGTGCGTATCATAAATGCTCGTAGTAATCAGAAAATAATACCTGGTCTTAAGAAAGGTGAGCAGACTAATTTTGATTGCTACAAGGAATATGAAACGAGCACCGATGTATGCCGCAATCTTTACCGCAACTTCTATAACTATCTTGGGGTAGAGTTCCCTAAGGAAACTGTATACAACTACAGAACCAAGCGTCACGTAAAACGTGGATATGATGCGTGGGATGAAGTTTGTTGTAACGTAAATATTGATACACCCTACTACCCTACCGAGCGTGAGAAGAAAATTATCTGCGATAAATATCCAGCTTTCAGATACGTTCTGAACAAATGGTGTGGTACACGTTCACAGACAATGAAGGTTCTGAAGGTGTGGAAAGAGCATCCCGAAGTTGAATTGCCATTGTCTCTTGGGTACTACGACATTATTTTCTGCAAGTCTTTTTACACTATGAAGAAAGAAGATTTGAAAAAATGCTACAAATACATGAACGAAAACCGCGAACTGAACCTGTCTATTACTGATTTGAAAGTCATTGTAAGACACGGTGAAGAAGTGGCAGATATGTATTGTCGTGCAAAACGTATTATGGGGCGTACTGTAAAGATAAGCGAACTCAAATGGCTTATCGGTCAGTATGACAAATACTACAAGAATAATAGCTGGTCTTTGCGTGGAGATCTTGGGGACTACAAAGAATTGTGTGAATACTTCCATAAGGATATGAAAGACGAGTATTGGGCTCACCCTAAAAACCTTAGGGAAAGAGTTGATGAACTTCGTGTTCAGCGTGAGAATATCCGTATGCTGCAGAGAGCAGAAGAACTTAAGCAGAAAATGGCACGCTATAAGAAAGTCATTAAACGTTTTGACGGTTGGGATAGAACTGTAGATGGTTATAGCATTATCATTCCTAAGACGATTGAACAATGGCAGAAACAGGCAAGTGTGTTACACCAATGTATTATCCGCATGAACTACATGGATAGGTGTAATGACAACTATATCCTAGTATTCATTTATAAAGACGGTGAGCCGTATGCAACCTGCGAAGTTACAGATGTGAAGAATGGGAAGATTTCTCAGTTCTACTGTAATGAATCAGATAGGGCAAATTTATACCCTAATGACAAATGTAAATCAATAGTGTATAATTGGGTTAATGAATTAAAAACAATACAGGAGATAGCATGAACAGATTAAATAGGATTTATTATTGTATGATAAAAAGGTGTTATGACAAAAAAAATAATCGTTATAACATCTATGGCGGTCGTGGCATTGTTGTTTGTGATGAATGGCTGGATAAAAAGACCATTATTTTAGGAAGGAGAATTAGTAAGGGTTATCTTGCTTTTAAAGAGTGGGCTTTATCACATGGTTATCGTGATGATTTAACCATTGATAGAATTGACGTTAATAAAGGTTACAGTCCTGAAAATTGTCGGTGGGCTACACCAAAAGAGCAGGCTAACAACAGACGTACAAGTGTTTTAGTTACATACAAAGGTGAAGCTAAAACTCTTCCAAAATGGTGCGAAGAATTAAACTTAGACTATGAAACTGTAAGGCAGCGTATTAATATACTTCATTGGTCGGTTGAAAAAGCGTTTGAAACTAAAGGAAATCCAAGAATAAATTACGTTACTTACAAGGGGCGTACTCAATCTATTGCTCAGTGGTGTAAAGAGCTGAACTTAAATTTTTGGCTCGTTCGTAAACGTATTGAAAGTGGGTGGTCGGTTGAAAAAGCGTTTGAAACACCAAGTAGACGACAGAACAGTATCTTGATGAACTCAAAGTCGCATAATTTTGACAGTTAAGGATATTAATGTTATAATAGTATCATAAGGTTTGAAGAAAACCTAAGGAGTAACTATGAGTGATTTAGAACAAATGCACAATGACTTACAGTCTATGCAAGACGAACAGACAGAAATGCTTAAGGATTGGGAAGACGCTATGGCTTACCTTGACAGTAAAGGTGTACCGCCTGGACCTTCTCTTATGGCTCGTATCATTATGTACAAGGGGGATAACAATGCCAAGTGATAAGTTGTGGCAGATTAATGTTGATTTTCATATTGAAATCGCAGATATATCCGTGAATGACACAAAAAAATTATGCGAGTATATCCAAGATTATCTTGTGAAGAATTACAACATAATCAATTGTGATTATAAGGTAATTGACGGGGAGTGATATGACAGTAGGTGATTACAAAGATCAAGACGACTTTATTTTAGTAAGACGTTTTATGTCTACCGAGTTAGGAATACAGAGTAAAAATGAAATGCTATTGTATGCACTCATTTACTCGTATTCAGACGGGGGCAGTGCGTTTTATGGTTCGACAGAATACCTTGCGAAACGCTTGGGTAGTTCCAAGAGCCGCATAATAAAGGTCTTAAATGAAATGGTGTCGAAGGGGCTTATCATCAAAAAGACTTCGGGTCGGTTCAATTTCTATGTCACAAACTTTAATTATGTGTGTAACACAGAAGAACCGCCGGTGTCAGTTCAGCACCCTGAACGGTGTCAGATTGATACCGAAAGCAGTGTCAAGCCGACACCCAATAATATAAATAATAATATAAATAATAACATAAGTGCTAAACGTTTTGTTAAACCTACAGTAGAAGAAGTACAAGCATACTGTAAGGAGAGAAACAATAACGTTGATGCAGATAAGTTCATTACTCATTACCAAAGTAACGGATGGAAGGTTGGTAAAACTCCAATGAAGGATTGGAAAGCCGCAGTCCGTACTTGGGAAAAGAATGATTATGGTTATCATAACAAGTCTGTTACGGAAGAGCCGCCTAAGCCACAGTTCAATGTAGTTAAGGCAGAAGGTTACGATGGTGCACCAACAGTATGCCCCGAGTGTAACTCACACTTAATACTTAATGGTGGTATGGCTATATGTAACACTTGTCACTTATGGTACGAGAAGGAGAATGGAGAATGGAAACTATTCAAGAGGGGTTCTTAGACCAGCACGCAAAAGAACGCTTAAAGCGTGAACAGGAAGTGTTGGAAAAAGAACACGCAAAACACCAAAAGAAAGTGGAGTCCACAAATTGGCTTAAGATAATAAGCAAAGGAGAAAACTATGGCAATATTAAATCAGACTCAGGAAGAAAGAGTGTTGAATTGGATAAAGAGTAATGGTGAAATTACTTCTGCAACCGCATACAACGAGCTTGGTATCATTCAGTTACCTAAACGTATTTGGAACTTGAAGCGTAGGGGATACAAAATCAAGACCGAATGGCGTGAAGGCAAGAACCGCTATGGTGAGAAGGTTCGTTTCTGTGCATACTCTCTTGGGTAATTTGACATTAATGTCTATTTATGGTATAATTATAGTATGAGTTGTGGGAAACTCAAAGGAGTAATAAATGACAGATGCACAATGGAAAGTACGTTCTAATCAGATATCTGCCGATGTTGGGTATGAGTTCAGAGAGTTCCGTAAGAAGTGTGTTACACAAGGAATCGTTGAGTTCGTAAAAGAAAAAGAACACGTATACTATGTAATGAAGTATCGTGGTGTGTTTGTATGTACAATCTTTAATGATGGTAGTGAAAGATTAAAGATGTGTGCAATATGGAACACTATTAAAATTGCAGAAACAATCAAATAGATTGAAGGAGTAAAACATGATTGTTAAAAATTCTATGGGATTGCCGCAGGCATTTGTGGAAGCAGTAAGCGTAGACCGACACAACAAGCCAGGTCATTATTCAGCAACAACCTTGAACAAAGGTATCAAGGAAATCGTACTGACTGACAGACATTGGGATGATCTTGAAACCGATGCCGCAGAAAACGTATGGGCTATTTGGGGAACTGCTATGCACGCAGTTATGGAAAAGCAGAAGGACAACAATTTCCGAGAAGAGCTTTTTGAAGTCGAGGTTGCAACGTCGTGTGGCCCACGTATCGTGTCGGGTCGTGTAGACAGTTACGATATGGAAAATGAAATCCTTTACGATTGGAAGTCTGCAAGCACTTGGAAAGTTATCTACAAGGACTTTGACGATTGGAAGAAACAGGGGCTTACATACGCATGGCTTATGAATCAGAACGGACTGAACGTAAAGAAGTGTAAGTTTGTTGCTATGCTCAAAGACTGGTCTGCAACCGATGCAAAGCGTAAGCCGGACTATCCACAGTTGCCGACCTATGTATATGAGTTCGATGTCACAACGGAAGACTTGCTTGAAACATCTGAACGTATCAAGGGGAAGGTAGAACAGATTGTTTTGGCAGAACAGTTGAAGGATGATGAAATCGAGCCATGTACATCAGAAGAACGATGGGCCTCTGCAGAGCAGTGGGCTGTCAAAAAGGTGGGGACAAAGAAAGCAATTCCGGGCGGAGTGTGTAACACACTTGAAGATGCTCAGAAACTTGTGGAAGAAAAAGGCGGCAAGGGATTTGAGATTGAACACCGCGAACCTACGAACAGAAAATGTATTGATTACTGTATCTGCAAGGAAAAGTGTTCGTTCTACAAATCTTTGCACAGAGAGCCTGAAAACGGGGTCGGTTGAGTAATTAGTCGATTTGTCCAAAAGAACCGCTCTACGTGAATCCTAGGGCGGTTCTAGGGCAAATTTAAGGAGTGATTATGATGAAAGAAGAAGAAATTAGGAAGTTAGCAGAAGATTACATAGACAGTTGCACTAAGAAATCGGGTTTTGTTATTCTTGCTGAAAGTCTTAAGGGTGACTTTATAGACCTTTTTGTTGCAGGGTTTATGAAATGCTTAGAAATAAACAAGGCTGACGAATGGCATTATTTGAAAGACGGAGATTTACCGAAAGAAAACAAACTTTATTTTGTGATGATAAAAGACAACGGACTTGCTATTGCATATTTCAATGGTTTACATTGGGAAACAAGATATAATCTTGGTGATTATGGGCATTGTGTAGAAACAGTTATCGCTTGGAAAGAAATAACTCTCCCAAGACAAGAAGAATAGGTGTACGTATGAAGAAAGAAAAACATGTCGTAATATCCAAAGGCAATATCAAGCTTGGGAAGATACAAAGTGTAAGTCTGCCGCCTATCGTTACGTGTTCGGCATTGGCTTGTAAGTTCTGCGGTAAGAAATGTTACGCAAGAAAGATTTGCAGACTCAGACCGACAGTAAAAGATAGCTACGACAACAACCTTGATATTCTTTTGAATGACAAGGAGAAATTTTGGAGAGAAGTAAATGGGGCTGTGGCTCTCACTACTTATTTCCGCTTTGGAGTTTCAGGAGATATTTACGATGCTGATTATCTTGAAAGAATGGTAGATGTGGCAAGGAAAAATAAGCATTGTCAGATACTATGTTTTACTAAGAAGTATACTTTAGTGAACAGTTATCTTACAAAGCACAGATTGCCAAAGAACCTTCACTTGATATTCAGCGTGTGGAAAGGCTTGGAATGTTTCAATCCAAACAATCTGCCCGAAGCACACGTGTTCTACAAAGACGGAACTACGACAGCGAAAGACGGTGCGAAGTATTGTAGCGGAAACTGCACGGACTGTTGTGTAAATAACAAGGGGTGCTGGGTTATGAAAAAAGGGGAACAAATAATATTTAAGGAACATTAAGGAGTAAAATTATGACAGAAAAAAGCAACCTTACTTTTATAAACGAAGTGATCTTAGCGATAGACAGTTTTCAGCAGGATTACGGAACTTTCCGTTATTCTATAACAATTCAATCTTATGCTTTACATCATCAATTGATGGTAAGCATAATAGATACAAAATCTAACAATGCAATAAGGTTCGTAATTGAGCAGACATTATATGAACAAGCAGTAATTCCATCTGAATATGTTTATGACTTAATCAAAGCAAAAAGTGAAGAATTATCTAGCAAGGAGTAGCCTATGGTAAAATACTTTTGTGATATATGCGGAAGGGAATTGCGTATAGCAGACAGAGTTCAGATACCTACAGACTTGGACTTTGTAAAG